ACATTTAAATACCTGCTCACAGGCGCTACTGTGACTTTCACGCATCAGGTCGATATTGACTCCATGAAGGGTCATCCTGAGTATGAGCGTGTTGAAGAAGAGACCCCACAAGTTACCCCTGAAGTAACCCCTCAAGTAGTTACTAAGAAGGTTGGTCGTCCTAGCAAAGCTGATCAATTAGCACAACTTGAGGCTCTGCAATAACATGGATGAGGTTTCAGCTCGTGAATTCGGTAAGCTAGAAGCACAGGTAGAGTCCCTCCAAGGTGAAGTATCTGATCTACGTAAAGACGTTAAGTGCCTTCTAGAGTTAGCCAACAAGTCTAAAGGTGGTTTCTGGATGGGCATGACCATTGCCTCTTTAGTTGGCGGTGCTATCACATTCTTCATGGATAGACTATTTAAGTAATAAAGGACACAAGATGGCTACTACAAAGAAACAAACTAAGAAAATCGGTAAGGTTATGGGCGAGTACAAAGAAGGTACTCTCCATAGCGGTAAAGGTGGCCCTGTCGTTAAAGACCGCCGTCAAGCAGTTGCGATTGCCTTGAGTGAAGCTAAGATGCCCATGCGTGGCTCTCGTACAGCTAAGAACAAGATGAACAAATCTAAGAAAGTTTAATAAGGTAACCAACAATGTCTACATTTCAATTAGATCCTAACCAAGTAGCTTACGGTGTTGCCTCAATGGGGACTGCTCAAGTTGCTTCAGTTACTAATTCCAGCGTTCAAATGACTGCATTTGGTGCATCTACGACACTGGTTCGTATTGCTTGCTCACTAGGTCACTGCCATTATCAAATTGGTACAAACCCTACAGCAAGTATCACAACATCAACCATGATACCCAATAACTCTATTGAAATTATTGCTGTCACTCCCGGACAAAAAATAGCCTTCATTAAAGACTCCGGAGTTACATCCGCCACGGTTTCTGTTACAGAATTGGTGTAAGCGTTATGGCTTTGCCTACTTTTATTTCCCTCGTGAATGATGTCTTAGTACGTCTTCGTGAGCCTACTGTCTCTACCGTTGCTGAGAACACCCTTAGCACATTGGTAGGAAAGTTCGTGAATGACGCTAAACGTGAAGTTGCTGATGCTTACGATTGGGATGCCTTCAACACTTCTGTGACAGTCACTACAGCAGCCAGTCAATACACTGGTTATACCTTGACAGGTGCTGGTACACGTTTTCGTGTCACTAACGTACTGGACATCACTGATTACGGTTCATTGTTGCCTAGTACTGTCGATATGATTGAACGTAGGGTTTACAGCACTGGATCACCTCAGAATGCGGATCCTAGTGAGTATGCCTTCAACGGTGTAAGTAGCAACGGTGACGCTCAAGTAATGTTCTGGCCTATTCCAGTAGGCGCTAATAGTATCCGTTTTAGCTTGGTCGTGCCTGAATCTGACATGAGTGCTGATGCAGACACTACTAAGCTTCCTAAGGAGCCTATCGTCTTAGGCGCTCTCGCTAGAGCCTTTGTTGAACGTGGTGAAGATGGTGGATTGTCTAGCTCTGAGTGCTACGCATTGGCTAAGAAATCCTTGGCTGATGTGATCGCTATTGAGCTGGCTCGTTCCCCTGAAAATGATGCTTGGGTTCCTGCATAATATGGGACAACCTCTACAAGCTTATTCAATATCTGCTCCGGGATTCTACGGATTAAATACTCAGGATTCATCTCTTGATTTGGATAAAGGTTGGGCGTTAGTAGCTAATAACTGTGTCATCGACAAGTATGGTCGTATTGGTGCTCGTAAGGGTTGGACTAAGGTTAATACCTCAACTAACTCAGACTTGTCCACTAACGACATTAAGATGGTTGCTGAACTTGTGACTAACGCGGGTGTCAGTTACGTCATCTTAGCTGGTAACAATAGGTTGTTTGTTCAATCTAGTACTACCTTGACTACTTTGACTTACGGCGGTGGCGGTACAGCCCCTACGATCACAGATAGCCATTGGCAAGCTGCTGCCTTGAATGGATACCTTGTCTTGTATCAATCAGGACATGACCCTCTAATCTTCGATCCAGCTACATCCACAACAGCCTATAGACGCATCTCCGAGCAAACAGGCTACTTAGGCACTGTTCAGCAGAGCAATGCTGTTATTTCAGCCTACGGTCGTACATGGTCAGCTAACACCTCTGGCGATAAAGTAACAATTCAGTTCTCCGATCTCTTAAAGCCTCAAGCTTTCTCAGGTGGCTCCTCAGGTACTCTAGATACTACTACTGTGTGGCCTAGAGGTACTGATAACATTGTAGCCTTAGGCGCTCACAACGGATTCCTATATATCTTCGGTAAGAACAATATCCTGATTTACAGTGGCGCTACAACTCCGTCCACGATGGTCTTGAGCGATGTCGTAACAGGTATTGGCTGCTATGCTAGAGACACGGTACAGAACACAGGTTCAGACTTGATCTTCTTGTCTGCCACAGGTGTTCGTAGTGTCTTGAGGACTATTCAAGAGAAGTCACAACCTCTCAATGATTTGTCTAAGAATGTCCGTAACGATTTAATCTCAGCCATTCAAGGCGAAGACATTAAGACGATTAAGAGCGTGTACTCTCCTATAGATGGCTTCTACGCTATCACTCTTCCTGTCTTACGCTCAGTGTATTGTTTCGATACTAAGGTTGTACTACAAGACGGTAGCTTACGAGTAACTACTTGGGATAGTATTCAACCTAAGAGTTTCTTTAGGAAGGCTGACGGAACTGTCTTGCTCGGTAAGGAAGGCTACTTAGCCACCTATAGCGGATACTTAGATAATACGTCTACTTATCGTTTCCAGTACTTTACTAACCACACTGACTTAGGTGCTCCATCGGTTACATCTATCCTCAAGCGACTCAAAGTAGTTGTTATCGGTGGTAGTAACCAGTATCTGACAATGAAGTGGGGATATGATTTTAAAAGTAACTATTACTCCTCTAATCAGTTAATCCCCTCTCAAGCTGGAACTGCTTATTACGGTGTTTCAGAGTATAATACCGCAGGTACAGAATACACTGATGGTACTGCCTTACAGACTCTTACAGCTTATCCAACAGGCAGCGGTAAAGTGATTCAAACAGGTTACGAAGCAGATATTAATGGGCTTCAACTATCCATACAGAAGCTAGAAATTCAGGCGAAATCTGGGAAGATAGTTTAATGTACACTTGTAAAAAATGCGGTGTTTCTAAAGAATTATCCGAGTATTATAAAACTACTGATCGTAAGTCAAAACATAAAACAATAGCATATTTAGATAAACATAGAATTCAAGGGGAATAATCGTGTCAGAATACACAAAAAGTACTAACTTTGCTTCTAAAGATACATTACCTGCTGGTGATGCGTTAAAGATCGTTAAAGGCACTGAGATCAACACTGAGTTCGATAACATTGCCACTGCTGTAGCCACTAAAGCTGACTTAGCTAGTCCAACATTTACAGGAACTCCAGCAGCTCCTACGGCCTCTGTAGGCACAAACACTACACAGATTGCTACTACAGCCCTTGTGTTTGCAGCTATGCAAGCCTTGTACCCTGTAGGCTCAGTTTACACTAACGCTTCAGTAGCCACTAACCCCGGTACTTTGTTAGGCTTCGGTACTTGGACTGCCTTTGCCGCTGGTCGTGTATTAGTTGGTTTTAACGCTAGTAATGCTCTGTTTGATACCGCTGAAGAAACAGGTGGTTCTGCTGACGCTATTGTTGTAAGTCACACCCATACTGCAACAGTTACAGACCCCGGACATTCACATGGAATTAGATATTACCCTGCTAGCGAGTCAGACCCTGTTTCCGCTGCCTCATACAATAACGTCAATTCACTAGCAACCAGCACAAGTTCTGCTACAACAGGTATTAGCGTATCTAATAGCACTACAGGCTCATCAGGCACTAACGCTAACTATCAGCCATACATTACTGTGTATATGTGGAAACGTACCGCTTAATTAATGAAGACACCTGTAGTCTATAAGTGTTCTTTAGCTGACGTAGAAGACTTTACAGAGTTAGCTAAAGAGCATTGGGAAAGTTTCCAGAATAAGAAGCCAAACTTTGATATTAACCTTCTAAGTAACTTCCATGTAGTACGAGCAACAGACGACAATAAAACAATAGGTTATATTTTGTACATTTTATATAAATCTTTCTACTACGATGAGGTATGTTGTCAAGTGGATATGTTCTATTTGAAACCTGAATATAGAAAACAAGGAATAGGAAAGAAGATGTTCACTTTAGTCGAAGAAGACGCTAAACAACAAGGGGCTACTCAGCTCATTTCAAGTTTCAATTTAAAACAGCCTCTCGAAGGTTTCTATCAAAAAATGGGTTTTGAGAAGACCCACGTAGCAGTAGCAAAGGAAATTTAATATGCCGTTTTCAGCAGCATTAGTAATGGGAGGGACTTCCCTCCTAGGTGGTATCTTAGGAGGCAATGCGGCACAGAATGCTGCTCAGACTTCCGCTAACGCACAACTACAAGCTGGACAGATGGCTGCTGAGGCAGCTAAGTTCCGTCCTGTAGGTGTGACATCTAACTTTGGTACTTCTAACTTTCAGTTCTCTCCTGAAGGCTATCTCACAGGTGCTGGATATACTTTAGATCCACGCTTACAAGCTGCTCAAGGTACTCTGCTAGGAGGTATTCCTCAAAGCCTACAAGACCAAGCTCGTATTCAAGCTATGGGTAGACAGTACATGGCTCAGTCTCCTCAAGAGCAAGCACAGCAATACATCGCTAACCAGCAAGCTCTGTTGCAACCCCTGCGTGATCGTCAACTAGCTGCTCTAGGTACTCAGAACTATAACCAAGGTACTACTGGCTTGTCAGTCGCTCAAGGCGGTACTTTACAAGCTGCTAACCCTTATGCGTCTGCTTTGTTTAATCAGATGGCTCAACAAGATCTCGCATTGGCTGCTGATGCTACTAGAGCTGGTCAACAACAGTATCAGTTTGGTCAGGGCTTATTGTCTAGTGCGTATCAGCCTTACACAGCTGGTCTACAAGCCGCAGGTGCTACTGAAGCGTTAGGTCAAGGAGCTTTTGACTTAGGTACTTCGTTGGGAGCTAAACAATCTACTGCTGGTGCTAATGTTGGACAAGCTCTACTGACTTCAGGTATCAATGCAGCTAAGACAACCCAAGCTGGTCAGTTCGATCCTTTGTCAGCTGGTTTGATGGGTGCAGGGTCTAATCCTTATTTAGGCTATGCTGCTAATAAGTATTTTAATCCGCCTTCAAGTATTGGTCGAGTAGCCCCCGGAATCGGTAGCTGGTATGATTCTTACTCACAAGATTTCTAAGGAACATAATATGGCAACAGCGCAAGATTCTATGATTGGTGGATTGTTTTCCACTCCTGAGCAACTCTACGCTCAACAGAACCAGCAAGCACTCAACCAAGCGGCCTCTTATGGTCAAATGGATCCTTTGCAAGCTGCACGAGCCGCTGTATACTACGGTGGTAATCGTTTAGCTCAAGCTGGTGCTCAGGCTTTAGGTGTGGAAGACCCTCAGTTGAAACTTGTAACTATGCGTCAACAGCTTTTACGTAATGTAGATTTTAACGATCCGACATCTTTGGCTAACGCTTCTCGTGCGGCTCTAGAAAACAATGACGTTCAAGCTAGTCGTGAGTTAGCTATGGCTGCTGAGAAAGCTAAAGCGGCTCAACTTGAAGCTGCTGTTAAGACAAGTCAGATTACTCGCAATATCCGTGAACCCCGTGCAGCTGCTTTACCTAACATTCAAAAACTTCAGGAGTATAGAAAACAAGCTGAAGAGAATGGAGCTTCACCAGCAGAATTAGCTCAAATTGACGCTGTTATTAAAGCTGAAGGTCAAGGAAAAGGTACTAATATTAGTTTAGGTTTGTCTACTGTAGATAAGGAGTCTAATCTTCGTAAAGACTTCACAACTGAAACTAAACCCATTACAACAGTTATTACAACAGCAGACCGTATTGATAAACTGTTAACTGGTAATACATCCTTGGGTGAAGTGATTGCTCGTAAACAATTCGCTAAACTTGCTGGAGACACTAACATCTCTAACCGTGACGTAGCCGATCTCGCTAACTTTGGTGATTTAGGTCAGCGGTTGTCAGGTATCTTGTCAGGATTCTTTGAAGGTAAATACTCTGAAGCTCAACGTCAAGAAGCTCTCGGATTGGTTAAACAACTTAAAGCTGAAGGTACAAATCAATATTCGACTATTCAAAACCAGTATCGTGAACGAGCTGCTGCTGAGAATATTCCTGAAAAGACAGGTAAGTTTATTGCTCCTGATCTACCAACTGCTCAAAAGGCTGCTTTACCTCCTGAAGGTACTAGACTTCGTAATAAGAAAACAGGTAAAATAGAAGTTGTTCGTGGCGGTAAATTAGTTCCTTCGGAGTAAAGATGGCTGAATACAATCCAGACGATTACGAAGTTGTTGCAGATCAACCTGTAATTACAACAGGACAGTATCTAGGACAACGAGCCTTACGAGGTATTACTGCTCCTTTGAGTGCCGCTGCTGGCCCCGGTATGGGCTTTGCTACTGCCGCTACAGGCTTCGCTCCTTTGGCGATGGGTACACCTGCTGCTAACCCTACAGCTGAGGAAGTAACCATAGCTGCTGACAAAGCTCGTCAAGCGATGGGTATGCGTACAGGGCCTCTACCACAACAAGGAATGTTTACTTCTTTGGTCGGTGCTGGCTTAGAAGAGGGTTTGAACCCTTACAACTATCTAATCCCCGGTGGTAGCCGCTTAACTACAGCTTTGACTCCTGCTGCTACAGCTGTGTCTTCTGAACTTGGTGGACAAGTCGGACAAGCATACACAGGAACTGAAGGTGGTCGTACTATTGGTTCTTTAATTGGTGGTTTAGTTAACCCTGCTGTGTTGGCTGAAGCCGGTTTGAATCAGATCACAGCTGGTAGGACTCTTAACCCAGATAAGTTAAATACGCTTGCTAAAGAGTTTGGAGACCAGAAGGCTGCTTTGATGATTGCCTCGGCTTATACAGCGGATCCTAACCTCAAAGCAAAACTCTTACGTGCCGCTGAGTTGGAAGCCGCTACTGGAGTTAAGATTCCTTTATTAGCTGCCGCTGAAGGCTCTAACGTCTTGATGCAGACAGCCCGTAGTCTTGCAGCCCGTGACTTGAAGTTTCAAGCTGAGTACGCTCGTTTGGAACAAGAAGCTGCTGCTCAGTTAGCTGCTCGTCAAGGTAAAGTATTTGGTTCTGTATCCGAAGCTAAGATGGCTAATGCTTTAGGAGCACCTACTAAGGTTGCACCTGCTGTTGAGCGTCGAGTACAGACAGTACAAGAACAACTTGCTGATCTAGGTCTTGCTTTTGAGCGCTCAGAGTTTCAAGAAGTAGGTAATAAACTCCGTAACTTGGTGACAGCTAAAGAGACACAAGTACGTAAAGAACTTGGTGGCAAATACGAGTCTGTTATTAATAATGCTGAAACACAAGGTTATAAAGTATCGTCGCAAGAGACAGGTAGCTTATTTGATTTTGTTAATCAGTCTCAGAATGACGATATCTTTAAACGCTTTCCGACTCTGTATCCTCTGATTAAAGCTAAGTTCCGTCCTACTCAAGTGGAAGCTGGTGCTATGCTTGATCCGACTACAGGTCAGCCTTTTATTGCAGCCTCTCGCGAGTTTCCTGAAGCTTCCATGAAAGACTTGGATAGCCTTAAACGCGCTGTTAACTTGTCTATGCGTAACGCAAGCGAAGAGCAACTACCTACTTTGATTGAGTTGAAGAAGCAAGTTGGACAAGTAATTGATAATATGCCTGAAGGCTTAGGCGATGCTTATCGAGCTGTGGACAAAGAGTTCTACTCTCGCATTGGTATCCCTTATGGTGCTAAGACAGTGCAAGATGTCAAGTACAAAGACTTTGTTGAACAGTCTATTCCAGCCATCACTAAGAACCGTACAGCTTTAACTGACTACTTGGCTAGTGTGGATCGTAAGGATGCTATGCCTTTAATCCAAGATGCCTTCTTTGCCGATGCTACCCGCTACGGTGTAGTAAAAGACGGTGTGCTAGACGCTAAGAAGCTTTCTCGTTACATGGAAGTAAATAAGGACACTTTAGCTGCTGTGCCTGAAATCCGTGAAGCTTTAAAGAACATTAGTGGTGAGGGTTTAGAATTAACTGCTACTTTAGGTAAATTGACTGACTTGAAAAAGGTTCAAGATGCTCAAGACAGTGCTAAGATCTTCCAGCGTTTTAACTCTTCTGGTCTAGACGGAGTAGCTTCTCAATACTTAACCAGCCCTGACTTCCGTAAGCAATTCATGTCTTCCGGCGGTGCAGGTCGTAATCAACCGGCTATTAATACGCTTCGTGCTAAATTGACTGAAAGTGCCTTGTCGTCTAACGACCCACTGCGCTACATTCAAGACAATAAAGGCGCATACGATCAGTTATTTGGTAATCAATATTCTAAGGCTTTAAACGACTTGGCTGAGACAGCAAGCAAGCTAGACACCAAGCTATTCATTAATACTCCTTTGAAGACTGTGCAACGTACAGGTTTAGAAGAAGCTACTGGCGTGTCTCCTGCTGGCGCTGTGTCTGTATTGCGTGATCGTATCGCTAGTCCAGTGTACAAGGCCATTAACCTCGGTAGCCGTTTCTTCGTGAACAAAGCAGACGCAGCCACTAAGGAAGAATTAGGTCGTTTCCTGACTGATCCTGATGCTGTTCGTAAGGTCAATTCAGCCTTGAAGCAACTTGATGGTCTTGACCTGACTGACACTAGCGCCCGTGTTGTCAAGTTGGCTAATGATTTAGGTGGTGGTATTGCCCATACGTTAGCTCGTCGAGGCGTTGTTGTAGGCGGTGTTGCTACTCAACAACAACCTGAGAAGACTCCGGCAGCCCCTATGGAATACAACCCCAGCGATTACGAAATAGTGCAGTAATGCCTCTAATAATCCTTGCTGGTGCTCTCAAGGCTGTTGAGGCTATCCAGCAGGGATGTGAGCTTTACAAAGAATACAAAGGTGTCGTCCTTAAAGCTAAGGAGACCTTTGATGAGGCTAAAGAGCACGTAGAGGAAGTATTAGGTCTATGGGAGTTCATTAAGTCTAAGCTGTTTCCGTCAAAGGAGCCTGATAAGCCTATTACGCCGGAAACCTCTACTGTCAGCAGTACACATAAAGTTGTACAAAAGCCTAGTAAACGTGCATATACAAGTGAACAGGACATCAAGGCTGACTTGATAAAGAACTTAAAAGTGTTCTTTAAGGCCATGATAGCGATAGACAAAAAGATAGCTGAACAACAGTTACGGATAGATACTCAGTACATCGAGCCTGATGAGCTACTAGATGTCTCCTTAGACCTAGTAGTTGCTAAGAAGGAGATGGAGAAGGCTCAGAAGGAGATCAGAGAGGTGATGATCTACCAGAGTCCTCCTGAGTTAGGTGCTCTCTATAGTGACGTAATTGAAATGTTCGGAATAGTGCAGGAGAAACAAGAAATAACGCACTTGTTAACAATAAAACACAGAAAAGAAGAAGTATTAAAGAAAACTAAGTTAGTTAACAAGATACGTAAACGGATAGCATTGGTTGTAGTAATGGTTATATTGGTATTGGAAACATGGGGACTAACAGCAGCGATTCTTCTAGCGAGACACTCTACGTAAGCTTCCTCGTGCTGCTTACTCTACTGTTTTGCATCATCTTACCTTTTGAACTCTACTTATACATTATCGTAAAGGACGCTGTAGCGGCGTGTAAACCACAATGAACGACATACTATCAGGACTGCTTAAGAATATAGCACCCGGTCTAGCTACTGCTGTTATGGGGCCTATGGGTGGGGCTGCTGTGTCAGCATTGGCTTCTAAGTTCGGTGTATCTGACTCAGTAGAAGCTGTCGCTAAGGCTATCGCAGGTGATCCTGCTGCTGCTCAGAAGCTCCAAGAAGTTGAGCTTGAATTCTACAAAATAGAACAGAATAATCTGACGGATCGTTTGAAGGCTGATATGGCCTCTGACTCATGGTTGTCTAAGAACATCCGTCCAGCTACG